CGACGGGGTGGATGCGTTCGACGAGGGGCCGCACCTCACGGCAGGCGCGACGAGCGGCCGGTGGCTGGTGCTGGCGCCGGGCAACAATACGCTGACGATTGCGAAGACGGGCGGGGGGGCGAACAGCTCGCTGCTCGTCTCGTTTCTGGATGTGCACGAGTGAGCGTGCGACTGGAGGTCGCCTAGATGAGCTCTAACTACCACACGCCGCTGACGGACGGGCCGGCGCAGCTGGCGAACGCGGCGAAGTTCAACGGGCCGTTGGGGGAGCTCGACGCTGCGCTGACGACGGCGCGGGTGCTGGCGACGGCGGCAAGCGCGAACGCCCTGGCGGCGGCGGTGGCGGCGCAGGTGGCGATGGACGCCGCGCTGGCGAACGGGACGGCGGTGACCGCGGCGAACGGGGCGGCGGCGGCCGGGCAGAAGGTCGTCGACGTGGACTCGACGGCGGTGTTTTTGGCCGGGTGCGCGGTGGAGTACCAGCTGGCGAGCGGGGTGGTGGAATACAACACGGTCGCGGCGGTAAACTCGGCGACGCGCATCACGCTGACAACAAACATCGGGACGGGGGGCATCCCGAACGACGGGCCGGTGGCGATCGTGCCGCGGGGCGTGGCAAATGCACGGGTGGGCATCCACAACGTGCGGGACTACGGGGCGCTGCCCTCGGCGAGTGGGGCGACGAACGCGGCGGCGTTTGCGGCGGCCCTTGCGGCGGCCTCGGAGGACGGGGTAGTGTACGTGCCGGCGGGCGAGTACACGATAGAGGATGGGCTGGAGTTCGCAGGGCTGTCGTGCTCGTTCATGGGGCACGGGTTGGATACGGTCCTCAAGTTCGCAAACCTGACCAAACCCTGTTTAGACCTCGACGGCTATGTGGCGCGCAACGGGGATTTCCAGTTCGGGCGGATTATCGGCGACCTGGCGATCGAAGGGGATAACGCAGCCGACCCGACGGGGACCAACTGCGGGCTATATCTCAAGCCGCCGGGGGGATCGGCGATATGCAATATCGCTTTCCGCAACCTGTCGATCCGCTACACGGGGGGGCCGGCCATCCGCACCGACGGCGACGTGTATTTTAACTTGTTCGAGAACGTGGATGTGCAGCGGCCGGTGGCGGCAGACAGCAACAATCATCCGTATGTCTACCTCTTCGGGCTGCCGAACGGGAATCAGTTCCAAAATTTGATGCTCCGCAACATGGACGCGAGCACGGACCCCCTCGGGGGGGTGCTGCGCATCGAGCGGGATGCGAGCATCCCGACGTTTGGCGTCTATGCGCCGTCGGGGAACCGGTTCTTCGGTCTCACGACCGAGAACTTGAAGATCCCCGACGGGGGGCAGGTGATCTACTGCCAGGGGATCAGCAACACGTTTGACGGGTACAGCCCGTTTGACACGGCTACGACGGCGACCGATGCAGATGATACCTGCCATATCCGACTGATCGGGGCGGACGATGTGGGGGTTCTGACGGGCGGCAACATCGTCACGGGCATCATCCCGGGTGGGTTCGTGACGGGGTATGCCGTGCCGCGCTACGGCGTCATCATTGACAGCGACCGGGAGTGCATCATCGGGGCGGCCGGCTATGCCGGGTACAACGTCAAGCTGGTCAACACGGCGGACCAGTGCTACGTCAACATCGGGGGGCTGGCCGAGGCCGACTGGAGCGGCAACACGCCGATCACGGATGCGAGCAGTGGCACCAAAAACGTGCTGATCGACAACGTGTCGCTGCGCTGGCGCGTGGGCGGCGGCACGGCGGGCGCGACCGCGCAGGGCTTTAACTTTTACAAAGCATTGGGCAACCTGGCGACCGGGCTGACGCAGGGGCATCTGATCGCAACGACGCTGACGCAGCCGCACGCCGGCGGGGGCTCGATCGCCTACGGGCTTAACAACTACACGCTGGCGTATGGCGCCAACGCCATGTCCGCGCTGCTCGGGCTGTGGAACCTGGTGGCCTCGAGCAACACGGCGGGCGCGCTGACAACCCTGATCGGCATGTTGTGCGAGGTGCAGAGCCTCGGGGCAGGGGCCATCACGAACCTGAGCGGCCTGCAGGTGGCGCTCACGGCCTCGGGCGCGGGCGACGTGACGACGTACAAGGCGGTGGACGTGCTCGCGCCCTCGGTGGCGGGCGGGCCGGTGGCCACTGCCTATGGGGTCTATTTGGCCGCACAGAAGCAGGCCAATGTGACGGCAGCCTACGGGGTGCGCCAGGTGGGCGCGAGCGACATCAACCAGTTCGACGGGCCCGTGCGGGTGGGCAGCCTGGGCGTGGGCAACAGCGCGGCTGGGTCGACGCCGGGGACCTGCGTCAAAAAAATCCAGGTGTTTGATGCGGCGGGCAACAGCCTGGGGTATGTCCCGGTGTACGACGCCATTACATAAGCCGTCTTATTGTGTGAGGGCTGATGATCCAGATCTGGATTGAGGATGGCTCGGGGGCGCGGCTGGGGCCGGGGCCGATCACGAGCGCGACGGGCTGGGACCAGGGGCTGGCCGTGGACCGGGCGGGCTCGTTTTCGTTTGCGATGCCGGCGGATGACCCAAGGCGCAGTTTGATCCGCACGTTTCGCACGGCGCGCTGCTGGCTCCTGGAGGAGGGGCGGGCGCCGCGCTGCGTGGGCGCGGGGCGGATCGAGCGGATCCGGACGGTGCTGGGGCCGGACGGGGTGCGGATGCTCGAGGTGAGCGGGCCGGACCTGCTCGGCGAGCTGCGCGACCGGCAGGCGCGCGGGCAGCAACTGTGGGAGACGGTGCTGGTCCACCCGGTGCGGCTGTACTGGCACCGGCCGACGGGCGCGGATACGGTTATCGCCCGCTGCTATGACTTCGCACCGGGGGACACCTCGAGCTATGAGACGATCTCGCTGGGGGAGAGCAATTACGACGGGTCGCAGTTCGAGGCGATCCGGGTGCGGGCGCCCTGGCGCTTTGAGCGGATCATCATCACGCTGCGCGCCGGGGGGGCGAAGAACACGAACACGGCGGAGCTGCGGGCGAAGTATTACGCGTCCGACGGGACATACAAGGAGCTGACGCTGGCCACGGACGGGACGGCGACGGACTACCCACTCGGGCACACGACGCTGGACAAGTCGGGACATGTGACGTTCAGCGCGCCGGCGGACATGGCGCAGATGGGCGGCGCGAACTTCGAGGTGCAGCTCTACACGGTGGGCATCACGACGGACGTGGACATCGCGGACATCGCGCTGTGGCGGACGCAGCCGGTGAATGATGCGCTGGCCCCGATTATGGCGTATGCGCCGGCCGGGTGGAGCGTGGACGCGCTCAACGGTTACAGCGAGGTGGCGAGCCGGGTGCGTTCGGGCACGGAGCTGATGACCAACGGGTCGTTTGCAGCGTTCACGGGGACGGCGGGCGACGCGACGAGCGATGTGTTCACGGCGTGGAACCCGGTCTACGTCGACGACGGGGCGGGAAAAAAGGCCCTGGCCGTAACGCACGAGGGGACGACGGCGGTCAAGCTGGTGACGGGGGCGACGGACGTCGACTACTGCGGGCTGCTGCAATTCCAGACGGTGACGCCGGCGACGGAGTACACGCTGCGGATGCGCTGGGCGGGGGATGGGACGGGGCAGGGGGCGGTGAAGATCTTCCAGAGCCTGCCGGGCTATGAGGACATCACCGAGGCGATCGACGTGCAGATCACGGGGACAGCGTTTGACGACTGGGAGGTGGTGTTCACGACGCCGGCGAGCTGCACCTACATCGGGATCTATGTGCTGTCGCCGCTGACGGCCGGGCGGTATGCGATCGTGACGGGCGTGTCGCTGCAGACGGGGGGAGGTAAGTCTGTTTATCTCACGATGCAGAACGAAACCGTGCTTCAGGCGGCGATCCGCATCGCAGAGGCGACGGGGCAGCACTTTATTGCCTCGCCGGGGTTCGGGCGGCAGCTGCTGTGGCTGGGGTATGACCAGCGGGATAACGGGCTGCGGGCGGTGGCCGAGGCCGAGGCGATCGGGGCGGAGGGGCGTGACGAGCTGGTGCTGATCAGCGAGCTGGAGGAGCTGGAGGACGCGGCGGAGCTGGTGAGCCGGGTGTATGCGAGCGGGAGCGGGACGGGCGAGGAGCAGCTAACGATCGCGGATGCGACGCTCGTGCCGCCGGCGGGGTATGTGCTCAACGCGACCGACGGGTATGTGGAGCGGACGGCGGCGGCCGGGGCGATCGGGCGGATCGAGTGCAGCCAGGCGTGGAGCGATATCGTGCCGCAGAACGACGGCATCGACCAGCGGCGAGAGGCCGCGAACATGCTGGTGATGCAGATGGTGGCGTATCTGCAGCGGCATTCGTGCTCGAGCACGGACCCCAGTACGGGCGACGTGCCGAAGTTCTACCGGGCGAAGGTGGCGAAGGCCAACCGGATCCTGCTGCCGGGGTTCCGCATGCGGGTGCGCTACGTGGAGTACCGGGAGGGGGCGGCGGCGATCGCCCTGAATACGACGATGTGGATCCTGGAGGCGAACTTCCGTGTGGGCGTCGACGACGTGGCGATGACTGACCTGGTGGTGGCGACGGTGGACCGGCAGCCGCTGACGACGATGGAGCTGCTGCTGCGGGACATGCGCCAGCTGCGCGGGGTGCAGTGGCACACATCTGCGCCGGGCTGTTGAGGGGGCTATGAAAGAGCGGAGACGGTGGGGGGCGGCGCTGGTGCTGGCCGGCGGGCTGCTGCTGGCGATCGGGCTGGCCAGGCTGGCGACGGGGCCTGTGGAACCGGAGCTGGGGCCGTTCGAGGTGCGCTCGATTTACCCGGAGGGTACGCCGACGCCGGACGGCTACGAGCCGGGCATCTACCTGGTGCGGGAGCTCTTTAGCCGGGGCGCCAAGACGATCACGCCGGTGCCGGGGGTGGCCGGCGTGCACATCGACATATACTGGGAGGACGTGCAGGCGACGGCGGGCGGGGCGATCAATTGGGCCCCGGTGGCGACGCAGATCGCCTACGCGGACAGCATCGGCTATAAGAGCTGTTTGTCAATCCAATTCTACGAGAATAAGTACGGCGGGCTTGACGTGCATCACCTGCCGTCAGGGGTGCCGACGGTCAACTATACGGTGTACTCGACGCTGCCCACGCCCGGTGTGACGCCGGCGGTGTGCTCGACGGAGGTGGCGCCGGACTACGGCGCGGCGGGCATGAGAAACGCGTACGCCACGGTGGTGCCGTCCCTAATGAGCGAGTACGGCAGCGACCCTCGGGTAGCCTGTTTTGTAATCCAGATGGGGGTAGGCGGCGAGGCGCAAGACGTCCAGCCGGACGAATGCGCCTATAAGAAGTATTATTTCGAGACGCAGGTGCCGTGCCAGGAGTATCTCGACCTGGTCGTCGACGCGGCCCATTGGCACCGGGCGGGCACGAATAAGCCGGTGTTTCTCGCCTCCGGGATCGGGGCGTGCTATCAGTCCTCGTATAACGCCGACTACAAGGCGAGCAAGTATTTCCTGGAGAAGATCAACCGGGTGCCGACGACGGGGGTGAACCAGTACATCGGCTATCGCAATAATGGGCTGGCGCCCGACCTCAGCTCGGCGATGTTCAACACGCCGACGCCGGGCCCGTTCGGGCGGATGCAGCCGGGCTATTCGCACCCGGACCAGGGCGGGATCGCATTCGAGCCGGGCTCATTTCCCACGGTCTACCCGACGGCGGACGTCTACGGGGTGGCGGACTACTCGGTGCTGGCCGGGGCGGCGGCGAATGCGGATCACCTGTTTCTGCAGGACGAGTGGCTGGCGTACATCGCGCCGAACGTGCTCGACGTGATCACGCAGACGCTGGGGACGACGGCGGATAACTCCCCCCTGGCGTGGCTGTGGTTCCGGGAGAGCGAGTTCAAGCGCAACGTGAACGGGCTGGGCTACAGCTATTCGGGCGTGCCGGGCCCGTACGCGCACCTGGCCAGCATCGTGGGGAGCGCGACGCCGACGACGTATTGCTCGAGCAACGTGCGGGCGACGTCGGTGGCGTTCGGGGGGAGCAGCCCGCCGGACTCGTGTTATAGCATCCTGAGTAACAACGCACCGGAGGCGCGCAACGCGCTGGGGTATAACTCGGGGACGATCGTGGGGATCGACGTCGACGACGGCTGGCAGTACGCCGGCAACGTCAACCGGACATACAACGTCGACCTGCGCTATCTGGATAACAACGCCGCGCAGGTGGTGGTGGCGTGGGAGGATACGGGCGGGACGGAGTCGACGCGCACGATCGTCAAGGGGTCGACGGGGGGCTGGGTGACCAGCTCGTTTACGATGACGGCCGCCCTCAAAAATGGGATGACGAGCGGGGCGGACCTGGAGCTGCGGTTCTCGGATGCACAGACGATCCTGAACAGCCTGGTGATCGAGTACGAGGCGGTGGTGTCGACGCCGACGCCGACCCCGACGCCGACGCAGACGTTCACGCCGGCGCCGACGAACACGCCGGGGACGCCGGTGCCAACGAATACGCCGGCCTGGATCAGCCAGGCGTGCCGCAAGCTGCTGCCGACGATCGACGGGGACTTGGGGGAGTGGGCTGCGCTGGCGACGGTGGGGCTGTCGCCGGAGGGGTATGGGTATGCGGCGGGCGCGCCGGTGAGCTCGGGGCTGAAGGTCCACGTCTTCGCCGTCGTGCCCGAGGCGGTGATGCCGCCCTTGAGGCCCATGTGCAGCGGCCAGAGGATCTCCTCGGCGTTGAGCTCGGTCTCCCACGTCCAGCGCGTGCCCTTGCGAATGGCGACGCCATCTTCGAGTCGGGCGATCTCCGCCTCGTAGGCTTGGCGAGCGGCCGGGTTCGGC